CTGCAATCCACAATATCATCGACGAAATTGAAGGGCTGTACATGTCAACGCTCTATAAATTGAAGTTTCTTGCTTGAGGTAAAACATGGCAAATTACACCTATATCACGGCTTCGGCCAACATTAAACCGATGGCGGGTAAGCTGAAGGGTATTTTTGTCAGCGCAGCTTCTAGCACCCCGACCATTACTGTCTACGACTCAGCTGCAGCGACCACGACTACCACGATTTTGGGAACGTTCACGCCGGCTGCTGCCACGTCATACCTGCTGCCGCTCGACGGTGCGTATGCTAAAAATGGCATTTATGTCGTAATCAGTGGTACAGTAAACGCAACAGTTATTTACGAGTAAATCGAAATACCGCACAGGTGCGGCACACCTGGGATTCTTTAGGAATCGACAATGTCTGACGAAGTACAAAATGATCTAGCGGCAGTGCCCGCGCCGGAACCGGAACCGACGGCAGTACCGGAACCCGAAGCAATTGCGCCGGAAACTGAAGAGCCAAAACCAGCTAAAGTCTTCACACAAGAAGAGCTTGATGCTGCGATTGGCAAGCGGCTTGCAAGAGAACAGCGTAAGTGGGAAAGAGAACAGGCACGTCGAGCGCAAGAAGCGCCTGCCGCACCTGCCGAACTCCCACCGGTCGAGAATTTCAATTCTGTCGATGAGTATGCCGACGCACTGGCTATACGCAAGGCAGAGGAATTGTTGGCCAAGCGTGAAGCTGATCGTGAACGCATGAGTATGCTTGAGGCGTATCAAGATCGTGAAGAGGACGCGCGGGCTAAGTATGAAGACTTCGAGCAAGTCGCATACAACCCTGCACTGCCAATCACGAACGCGATGGCTGAGACTATTCAGGCTTCTGAAATCGGCCCTGAACTCGCTTACTACTTGGGTTCACACCCGAATGAAGCTAGTCGGATTTCACGCCTATCGCCTATTCTGCAGGCCAAAGAGATCGGCAAATTGGAGGCCAAGATTGCTTCCGAACCGATTTTGAAGAAAACGACAAGCGCCCCACCACCGATAGCACCAATTAGTGGTCGTGGCACTGGCGCGCCGTCTTATGACACGACTGACCCACGTTCTATCAAGAACATGAGTACGTCAGAGTGGATTGAGGCAGAGCGCCAGCGTCAAATCAAGAAGTGGGAAGCTCAACGTAACCGCTAATTTTTTTAGGATAAATCATGGCAAACTCGATTCTTACCATCGACATGATTACCCGTAAGGCTCTCGAAATCCTCGAGAACAACCTGGTAATCACTCGTAACGTCAATCGTCAATACGACGATTCTTTCGCCGTTGAAGGCGCAAAAATTGGTTCCACACTGCGTATCCGTTTACCGGATCGCGCGCTGGTGACTGACGGTGCCGCCCTGCAAGTTCAGGACGACAACGAACAGTTCACCACACTGACTGTTGCTTCGCAGAAGCACATCGGTGTGAACTTCACCTCCGCCGAACTCACCATGCAGTTGGATGACTTCGCAGAGCGTGTTCTGAAGCCTCGTATTTCTCAGCTTGCATCGTCGATCGACGCTGATGTTGCTAACGCATACAAGGCTATCGGTAACTCCGTCGGCACCCCCGGCACCACGCCTTCGACTTCGCTCGTTCTGCTGCAAGCCCAGCAGAAGCTGAACGAAAATGCAGCTGTGATGTCGCCACGCTACGCAACTGTCAACCCAGCTGCCAACGCTGGTCTGGTTGAAGGCATGAAAGGTCTGTTTAACCCAACCGACACTATCAGCCGCCAGTTCAAGAACGGCATGATGGGCACCGGCGTTCTGGGCTACGACGAAGTCAACATGTCTCAGTCGATCAAGCAGCACACCAACGGCGATTGGGGCACCACCATCACCGTGACTTCCACTGTCACGACTGAAGGTCAATCCACTTTGCCAATCAGCTTCACTGGTTCGAGCAAGACTTGGAATGTCGGCGACGTGTTCACCATCGCTGGCGTGTTTGCCGTCAACCCACAGACCCGTGAGTCCACTGGTTCGCTCCAGCAATTCACCGTGACTGCCGCTGCTACTGGTTCTTCGACTGCAACTCTGTCGATCTTCCCAGCTCTGTATTCGGCAAGCCAAGCACTGGCTACCGTTTCGGCTCTGCCTGCTTCGGGCGCTGCAGTGACTATGGTCGGTTCGGCTGCTACTGCCTATCCGCAAAACCTGGTCTACCACAAGGATGCGATCACTTTCGCTACCGCCGATCTGTTGATGCCACAAGGCGTGGATATGGCTTCTCGCCAAGTCCATAACGGTATCTCGATGCGTATTGTTCGTCAGTACGACATCAACAATGACCGTCTGCCTTGCCGTATCGACGTTCTGTACGGCTACAGCACGATCCGTCCGCAAATGGCTTGCCGCGTCTGGGGCTAAGCATTGGTGGGGGCTTCGGCCCCCATTAACGACTCTATTTGAAAGGAAATTATCATGGCTCTTCCTAACGGCGCTGGTGGATACCAGCTTGGCGATGGCAACCTGGGCGAGGCAGTTCTTGGCGTCCAGTCTATCCCCACAACTCTGACCGGCGACACCACCCTGACTGGCGCTCAAGTAGCTGCTGGCCTCGTTGTGTGCAACAAAGGCAGCGACGCAACTCTGACAGTCACTCTGCCTACAGCAGCTTTGCTGGACGCAGCTATTCCTAGCGCGAAGGTAGGTTCTTCGTTTGAGCTGACCATTACCAACAACAATAACAGCGGCGCATCGTCTACTGTTCCAGTTACCACTGGTACAGGCATCACGATCTACGGTTCTGTTACTGTTCCACGTTTTGGTGCTTACACATACCTGTTCGTTCGCACTGGCGATGCTGCTTACTCAGCATTTCTGAAGTAAATCTGCGGGGGCTTCGGCCCCCGTTATTTAAAGGATAGATCATGTCTAATACCAAGCCTATTGGTGTTGCGTATACGGATCAAGACATCGTCGGTGCCCAGTACATTCTGTCTGATGAACAGTTTGGCTACACCGCTGCTGCTCAAGGTACGGTTACGCAAGCTACCAGCAAGTCGACCGCAGTCACGCTGAACAAGTCTGCTGGTCAAATCACGATGAATAACGCTGCACTCGCCGGCGCTACCAACGTGACTTTTACGCTTAACAACTCGTTTATCAGTGCAAACGATATTGTTATCCTAAATATCGCTGCCGGAGCTACTGCAGGTTCGTACAACTGCTGGGTATCTGGCTTGAGCGCAGGCGCGGTGTCTATTACCGTGCGCAACATTTCTGGCGGTTCGCTGTCAGAAGCCGTAGTTATCAACTTTGCGCTGATTCACTGCGCCTAAAACATAGGGGCTTCGGCCCCTATCTACCCTATGACAATTTATCTTCGACACGCTGTTCACGGCACCAAAGTCGCCAATATGGAGATGGAGGCAGAATTTGATGAACAAAACGGCTGGGAACGCTATAATCCCGACACGCCTTCAGCTCCTGAAGCGGCGGCACCAGCCAATGAACTGGAAGTTAAACGTCGTCGTAGCCGCACCACTGTAGAGGCGGCAGCTTAAAGGAGTGTAAATGGCAACCGCCTTCGACCAGATCAAAGCGTCGCTCCGGCTCATAGGCCAGCTGGCTGAAGGTGAAGAGCCATCCCCGCAGGCAGCGCAAGACGCATTGACCGCCATGAATCAGATGATTGATTCGTGGAATACTGAGCGTCTAGCTGTCTTCTCCACCGAAGATCAGGTGTTTAACTGGCCAACTGACACTATTACCCGCACGCTTGGGCCGACCGGCGACTTTGTCGGTAACCGGCCTATTTTGATTGACGATGCGACGTACTTCCGCGATCCGCAGACCAACGTGTCTTACGGCATCAAGCTGATTAACCAGCAACAGTACGACGGTATTGCGGTCAAGACGGTCACCAGCACCTACCCTCAGGTCATGTTTGTGAACAACACGTTCCCAGACATTACCATGACGATCTACCCTAAGCCCACACGCTTGCTGGAGTGGCACTTTGTGTCGGTGGAGCAG